TTGCTGATGAGGTTAGTCTACAGGGTCAGGCGGGTCACAGGGCACGGTCTTGTGCCACGTGGCGGATTGTCACCAGTCGCCCCAGTCATCCTGAGCTGGAGCCGGTGGGCAAGCATCTGCCATCTGCTGTGCCACATCCCATAGGTTAGACTCGGTTGCCATTGCGGCGAAACGATCAACCTCAGCAGGTGCCAGAGCATTCAGATCACGCCCCTGCTCGGTGGCAAACTCATGAGCAAGGGTCACAAGGCGAAACGTCAGCATTGAAGTGGTTTTGATCATGTGACTACAATACAGGGTCGGAGGGGGGTTGTGCCCCCCTGGTGTGCCAGTTCAGAGATCGGACATCATAGCGTTGATCTCCAGTCCGTCGATGGCAGGGTCATCCCAGCGGCAACCGTCTGGAGTCTCTTTACTGCCGCACTCCCAGAGAAGTTGCACCAACTGCTGATAAGAGGTCACGTCACTCTTAGCAGCATGATAGATTGACTCATCATTCTGAATCCACAGGGCAACATTCCAGGTCTCCCAGTTTGCCCATCCGTTGAAGGTTGCGGTGCTCATCGGTGTCGTTTGCTGATGGAATCAGTATAAAGGCAGGAGGGGGGTCACCAGCGCCCTTGTGTGTCACTTGCCCAACCGTCCCTCAGGGCACGGCGGCGATCATAGTCGTCCGCAGCGATCAGGTCATCATGCTCCAGGTCCTCCAGGATGCGACCTGCCAGGCGGTTGGCGTAGTCGGGGATTCCCCAGCGGTGCTGATCAGGATAGGCGAATTCAGGGAGGGTCATCAGGTCCGTTGCGGTTGAGAGTATTGTATCAGGTCAGGGGGGGTGCCAAATGGAGTGAGTGTGTAGGTTGTAGAATTGGCACAGCGGCAGCTTCCCTGGGTATAAAGAAAGGGGGTAGGATTGCCCCCCAGTTCTTTATACTGTTTGGAATCGACCTTGATTGAAGTTGTAGTATGAGAACACCTCACGATTCACCAGTTTGAACATACCAAACTCATTGGTCATCACATAACCCTCAGCATCAATACGGTTTCCATTGATGTAAGCGGCAGGTCCGTCATTGCGACACAGATAGAGGCAATCGTCTTTGATCGACTTCACCAGCGCCCACAAACGGATCAGGTTAGGGTCACAATCGAAGTCCTCTACAGCAACCTGATCACCAGAACGAATGCAGGCATTGAGTTGTTGCTTAATCTTTGCTGCTTCCTTATCAGAAACAAACTCACATGCCGTTGACATCTGGCGGGCAAAGTCACAGACTTCCTTTACATCAGCGAAAGAAGTCTGACCGTACAGAATGTAGGCATCAGGTTTCACGAACTTCACATAGGAAGTGTCGGTGATGACATACTCCATCGGAGACGCTACAGCATCACGAAGGTCGCTCTCTGCAACGTATACCGTGTGAGGAGCGATGATAATCTCCTCAGTAACTACATCAGAAAACTTATAAGTGATAGTATTGGGTTTGTATTCGATATCACCACCGAACCCGATAAAATCACCCTGAATGATACCATTCGTGCGGGGCAGGTAGTCAAAGCAAGCGTGAAGAATACGTGCTACTTCACCTTCATAATGCACGTCAATCTCATCGTGAGAGTGTGCAATACGAATCTTTTTCTTGTTAAATACTGCCTTGGTTCCTACAAAGAACTCACCGCAGGCAGGGTCAATACCCCACACAATAGCAGGGGCACCGTCGACCTTGACGCTCAACTTACCAGGATTCACGAACCAATCCAGGGCGTCAAGATTGCCCGTGAGGATGGTATCTTCGGGGTGTTCGAGGTGGGTGTTTTTCATACTGCTATTGTAAGGGGTCCTGTAGGGGTTTGGGGTGGTCAGTGTGCCACTTCCTCAGGCGTCCATCCCCATTGCTGCCTTCAGGGTATTGTAGGCTTTCAGATAATAGTCTGCGTCAGCAGACTTACCATCAACACGACAATCGCAAGCGAGGCAGAGCAAAGCGGTTCGGATGGTGCTCCATTGTGCCTCAGTCAGGGTAACGGTGCAGAGATCAAGGGGCAGAACGTTGGTGCGGACGGTCATGAGTTGTTTGTTGTTGATGTGATTAGTCTACAGGCAGCAGGGGGGCATCTGGAGGTGGCACGTGCCACCTTACCAACCGTCCACCCGCAGATGCGCTGAGTATAAAGAAAGGGGGGTCAATCGCCCCCCAGTTCTTTATGCAAACATCATACCATTCACGAACTCGCTCTCATTGAACACAGGAGAAGTTCCTGCCTGTCCGATGAACTTGTGAACGAACCAATTCCAGTTCCGCTGGAATACACATTCACCCTTGATTCCGTGCTCCTGAAGAATAGCATTCAGGCGGGACTTGGTGGTCTTAGATTGACATCCACCGTCAAAGATTTGCACGAAGTCTTCACCAATGGTGGCGATGTGGTTGCCGTGCAGGAACACTTTAGACTCCTGAGTTTCAGGATCAAAGGTCACAGAAGTGTTGTCACACTGCCAGTTGCGGGAGTCACGAATGGCGGCGTTCATCTGCTGTTCGATCTTACGCATTTGGGGGTGTCCCTCTCAACAAACGTAGTATGGCACGGGGGCACGGTGACCGCAACCCCCAGTGTGCCACTTGCTCAACCGTCCGACACGGCAGGATCGCCTAGCAGTTCGGGATAGTATTCGTTACACTCGGTGAACAATTCTTCATCGGAATACTTTGCATAACCCTCATCCAGGTAGTCATAACAAAGTTGGGTCATTGTCTTGAGATCCATGTCATCCAGCATCTGCTGGATGAGGGCATCTTGAAGTTCGGAGCGATTCATAATCAGAAACGAATGATAGGATGGTCAAGATCGAGGACATCACATTCCTCAGTTGAAAACACTAACTCTACACTTTCTTGATAATACTCATCGGGTTCATCTTCAGAGCAAATAGCAACATCTTGATTCAGTTGATCTTCACTAAGTTGTTGCAGTTGTTCGAGCAGTTCTTTATACTTCATCAGTCGTTATCAGGGTGGTTGACAATTTGATCTTCAATTTGATTTGCAAGTTCTTCCATGAACTCACGATCTTCACCATCTTCAAACTGTGCATTGTTTCGCACAATTCGCATCAGGAAATCAATCTGCTCGTCGGTGAAATGATACTGGCGGAGAGTTTCAGTCACAGTTCATCCCTCATTTCAGTGAGTTTGTCATACAGTGCAGAAACATCTACATCAAGTTTCTCACTCACGAAACTCCAATCATCGTGAAACTCAATCAGTGCCAGAATGGCATCCAGTTCTTCAAATGACAACGAAGTCAGAGTCATTTCAGTAATCGTAGTTAGCGTTGAGATACTCATTGACATCGAACTTTTCTTCATCACGAAGTTCGGGAATGTCAAGGTCAAAGATTTCACCAGGAGCGTCTTGAATCTCCTGCCACATCTCATCAAACATTTGGGAATCCCTCAACAACAAACGTAGTATGGCACGAATCAGGATCGCTTGGTGCGCTTCTGTGCCACTATGGCAGGTGTCACAGCAGGGTCGGCAAAGTATACCTTACCGTGCTCTACGATAGTGTCAACGAATGCCAGAAGAGTTTGCATCATCTTGCGAACCTTTTCGTTGCCATTGTTCTCATTGTAGGCACGAATGAGAAACTGACACACAGCGACTACAATTGCGGCAATGGTTGCTAGATTGTGAATCAGGGTGTCGATGAAAGTCCAGTAGAAAGTGTTGGCGGTTTTCATAACATTAGGGTGTGGGAGGTGAGTGTAGAGAATTCCTCAACCACGAATCAAACATAACACCACCACGTGGATCAAGTCAAGGGGTTTGGTCCAGTTCTCAAACTGTCACAATGGGGGCTTGACATAGTCTCAAATATTGATTAGAATGTGTTTGTTAACGATGAAGATGAGAAGCTAGATTATATTAATATACTTTAAAGGGATGCCGAAGGCATACCCCGAAGGGGTATAATATAAGACTCTTAAAGCACATATTCTTGCACATAAGCGAGCTCAACGTGCGCCGTATATGACAACTAGATGTATGTGTGATGTGTAATGTAAACTAGATGTGTATGTATATTAAATCTAGTATGATGTATGATCTAGTCTAGTTAATATGATATGATGTGTAATCTCGACGAGATATGAAAAATGTGTGTGCAATCTAGTCGAGATCACACACACATCTAGTCGAGTTTTGATTAGTAATCACTAAAGATGTGACACGAACGGTAAGATTTGCCGTCATCACAAGAGGTGAAATCATAACGAAGGGAAGAATCCCAAGTCGCTTGCCAGTCTACAACTAAAGCAGAGGGAATACTGTAGAGATCTTCATAATATTCCTCAGCAAAATCTGCCTCAGAATCATAGCAACCACGATACTTCTCATCACATCCTTCAATGTCACTTATGCAACCCATTTCACCAATCAAAGCGTCGACGGCATCATATCCAATTGCTTCACCACAACGAACATATTCCTCATAATAGGAAACGAAGTCGTTCTCATTGTACTGGTCAATGAACTCCAGCATATCATCCAAAGCATAATTCTCATCCAGAAGTTCATCAATCTTCTCAACAGTGTCAACGTTGAGAACTTCCTTGTAGTTGGCGGTGAGAGTGATGGACATTGGGGTGAATCCCTCAGAACAAATGTAATGTAGAACGGATTGGGGGGCATTGCAACCCCCCTTGTGCCAGTTTCACACCTGGCACATCTCCACCAGGCGGTTACGGATATCAAACAGTTCCATTTCACTCATATCTGCAGAATCAAGATCTACAGGAGCGAACTCTTCCAGATTAATTGTACCATCAGAATAAATGGGAGCATAATACAACTCATCCCCATCTTCTTGTGAAAGAGTGAATACACAACCGTAGTGAGGCAGAGTGAGAAAAATCATCAGTGTTTGTGCTCAACGAATGTAATATACCCCCTCACAGAATTCACCGCAAGGGGGTGTGTGCCAGTTTCAGGATTGGACCACAAACTCTTCAATATAATAATCCAAAGGTAATTCTAAGCGGGATGCTTCACTTTCCCACTCATCCCATTCTTCACGTGAAGCATTATTTAAATAATCTTCAAAAGTATAATCGAAGGCAGGTCCACACATAACTCTTGAAGTCCGAATTGCGATTACCCAAGTAATATAAAGCACCATTCACTGCCACGCAAGGTGTCACGTGACAGTATATGATCTGTCACATTATGTGTATGGATCGAGTTCTTTGATGCTAGTGTAGACATCTTCGTCACCTTCGAGTTCTAATAACTCACGCCAATTAATACCTTCTACATCTAGGTCATCATAACACATAATGTCTAGATTTACACGTACAAGGCGTTTTTGTGCTAGCATGGGTATCTAGATGTGTATGTGTACTAGATTATATCATGCATAATGACGATATGCAAGTGATTCATAATCTTGTGCATCTCGTGCATAATCCTCGTCGAGGTCTGATGCATAATGCTCATAAAATGAGTCCTCGTCGAGATTATAATCATTACTGTATGAATAGTCGAGATCGTAGTCGTCGTACATAGCTCGTCGAGATTTGATTGATGACAGTGTGATTATAACATAATCTCGTCGAGAACGCAATTGATGATGTACTATCTCGTCGAGATTATAATGATATATATGTATTCTCGTCTAGATTTGTTAAGATATGATGATATCTCGTCTAGATTTTATCATAGAATTATAAGATTGTCAAGGTTCTAGTCTAGATTTTGTGTGCGTCTCAGAGTTTTTCTGAGGTGGTGGTACTTGACATCTCTTCGTTCTTATGCTAACGTGCTTAGTCCACAAGACCTCAGAGGTTTATAAAGGTTTATAAGAAAGTTTATAAAGGTTTATAAAGGTTTATAAGAAAGTTTATATAAGTATTCAAAAAGTATTCTCAATAAAACGTTTTATTGAGAATAATACAATAAACATACATATATTTTCGTTAAAAATAGGTTAAATGTACTGCCGGATACATAACCTACAAATTTGATTATTATATAATATAAATTTCTCATAGTATACTATAAATCACATCTCGCTATATACTATACACTTCATAATCCACACTATAAAAAATGGAAAGAGGTATCATTTATCTTATTCTCAACAAACAAACTGGTGAAAAATACATCGGAAACACCACACTTGCAATGAATAAAGAATGGGTACACCACATAGAACGTTCTAAGAAAATGTCCTCAGAACCATTACATAAGGCATTTCGCTCTTATGGTGTACATAACTTTATGATAAAAGAACTGGACGAATATGACAATACTTCTTTAAGTCATAAACTTGATGAATTGATAGCAAAATATAAACCTGAATATAACCCTTCCAAAATTAGTAATATAGAAAAAGAAGAGAAAACAATACAAGAAATACAGAAACCTGTACCTAAAAAAGAGAAAAGAAAATATAATACAGAAAACTTAAAACCATTAAATGAAAATACCCGTGGCAATGGTAAACACCTTGGATTAAAAATACGTGGTAAGAACTTACAAACTGGTTTATGTAAAGACTACAATAGTGCAAGAGAAGCAGCAACAGATGTAGTAGGTGATCCAAATGCAAATGGAAACATACTAAATGCTGCCCGTAAATACAGAATTGCCTATGGATATCGGTGGCAGATATTAGAAGATAAGAACAAGAAGAAAGCAGTATTTGGTGTCAATAAAAAAACCGAACTCATTGAAGTTCGGTATGAAAGTATTGCTGCTGCTGTAAGAGATCTTGGCGGTTCAAAATATAATACCGATATTGTAAGAAGTTTACGTAATCCCGGAAAGTATGCTTGGAGAGGTTATTGGTGGTTTTTTGGTTAATTGTGATTCTTCTTCAATTTCTATTATACAACCTGGTTCTTTATTCCAATGACGAATTACACCTGCAATAATGAATAAATTTGTAATCAAATAAGTTATAAAGATAACAGTGCGAATCATTGCTATCTTATCAGATTCTTTATCACACTTAGATGCTTTTTCACCTAATGCCTTTGCCCACCATCTCCATAATGTTTTTTTTCTTTTCATGCTTTTTGTTGTTTTAAAAGGCGAAATAACTTTATACCAGGACTATCAAGATTAATCGGAACTCCAGGTGCAATAGGTGGTTTTTGTGGTGCCATTTGGGCTTGTTGAGAAGGACCAAAACCAGTTTTTGGATTAATTAAAAATCTTTGTGGTGCTGGATTTGGTGTTCCATCAGTCTTCTTGAGTGGTGGCATTGCACGATAAGGTTCAAGAGAACGAATATTATTTTCTGCTTCTTTTATGAATTGCGTGAATGTTTTCACTTTTTTATAGGCAACAATTTCTTTGAATATTTATCTGTTCGATATCCAAAATGCTCTAATTCTTTCCATTGATTTGAATAACACAACACAAGTAAACGGTGATTTCTATGAAGATGACAATTATCAAGATCTAATGGATTTTTTGGAATTACTTGAGTTTCAATTGTAATATACTCTTCCGAAACAAAATAAACCCAACCTTCAACACCTTTTGTCCATCTTACATAATCGTTTAATCTTGGTTTATACATATGCCATTTCAAGTGGAGAAAGTTTAAGTTGCATTGCAGAATATGGAGTTGTATTTGCAATGCTAACTTCTTTACCTACTGTTTTGGAGTTGATTGGTGCATGGTAACATTTGGTTTTAGTGTTGTAGAATCCCCAGATACTACGAGCAGTCCCACCATTATTGTAACTAAAGATGCTATGATTGTGAATCCAGATTGCAACAACATTGCGTTTAAATGAAACTTGTTCATAAGAATATCCTTTTGGTGCTGAATGAGGAAACTTAATCATTATCTGGAACTGCACGTAAATACTTTGGATTCTTACCAAGTGAAAGGTAATTATTCAACATTAAATCGCATTGCTCACGAGTCAGTTTTTGTGCTTCTGAATCAACTAAACTCCATCCATCTGTACAGAGTTCTTCAATTCGGTATAACTTTGTCATGTAGTAAATGCCTCCAAAATACCAGATTCGTAATCACCTTGTAGAATAAATTTTTGTGCGTTTACAACTCGTTCCATAATTCGATCAGTATATTGATCATCAAATTGATCTTCTTCTTTTAGAATTTCAAATGCCTCAGCATCAGATTCGGCAATCAGATTAATTAGACCACCATATTCGGAAGAAGGAAACGGAACCCAGTAGTCAACAATGTAAAGTGATTTCATCTCTTTATGTAAATTACCCTTTTATTTTAGAAGAATTGGTTTCATTTGTCAAGCAAGTAAGTTGCCTTTCAATTTCAAACTTAATAGGCAATAGATGAGAAGCAAAGAAAGCAACATATTCTCCATCCTTCAGAAGTTCATAAATGTTTTCGATTTGCTGAAGTGCAAAAATCAGTTTTGTCTTTTTATTCATTAAACAAATTCAGCAAGATAGTATGATACAGGTATATTAAGTTCTTTTGCCTTTTCTTCATAAAATGAGTTGGTATATGAACGTGCCTCTTGCCATTTTATATAAGAATCAATTTCTGTTTCAGAATGTTTCATAAAATCATCAAATGCCATGATAAATTGATGAATGTCTTCTTCATTCATTTTGCATAACGGCAATTGGGGTGAGGTGAGGGAAGTTCGGCACAGATTTCATCATATGCCTTAAACATTTCTTTGTCACGTTTTGCAAGTATACCATTATACATGAGAATGGCAATGACAAGAAAAAACCAGTAATAAGTTTTCATCAGCAGCACACTATTGTCTTAACACGGGGAGAAGTGTGAAACTTGATTACAGTGTAACCATAACCATGAATCCGTGCATTTGCTTCATCTATCATATCCCGTTTGGAAATCAGACGCTCACTCATCTCTTTATCCTGAAAAGAAGTAACTTGCACAAACTTATTTGAAACACCAGCAGCAGGATAGAAATCAACCTTCATATTGCCGTCTTGAGAAATCAGTTGCATAAGAGTTCTTCCCTCGATTACCTTTGTATGATAGATCAGAACGACGGCACTACGTCGTTGCGTAGTCCAGTTTGCGATCTGTCCATTCGTTCCCAGAGGGAATAGAGTTTATTATACAGTGCTGGCACACTTCCAAATTCCCGTGCAATTCTAATTTCTTCACGTAGGTTGAGTTCCTGTAGTGCAGATAGAATCACACCAATTTCGTGTACATTTAGATTTACATTTGTTTCAGTCATAAGTATCAGTCCCAAGAAATGTTTTGAATTAAAAAACCTGGCATTACATAGGTCCAGGCACCAAGACCATCAGTGCTACCCGTACCGCCAACTTTATATTCCCATTTATATTCAAATTTATTGTGAGAATCCCAAGTCATATAACCTTTCTCCTTATCAAAGCGACCCTTGATAGTCAGGGAATGTTTGTTAGAGAAAATATTACGGGTGCGAAGTGCTCCACCTTTTTCACGAGTTTCAATCACCACACAGGTGTCAGGGTAGGTTTGAATACCTTGCTCCAGAACACAAGGAGTTTCATAACGAAACGGGCGATAGATTTGTTCAGGAGTTGCAAATGCAGGAGCACCGAAAAACAAAGATGCAATTAGAAAAAGTTTTTTCATTTGTATTCGTAAAGAAATCCTTGATTTGTAGTGTAATGAACAGAGGTAATACCAGATTCTGCAAGTGCTAAAGAACAAATTGGACATGGTTTTGCCATTCGTAATTTGTTTTGATTGTTCACTCTTGCAACAACTATCGTATCAACATCATCCTTACATTTAATTAATGCTGCAATTTCAGCATGAAGATAGATTTTTTCTGGAAGTCCAGCACGAATTGCAAAAGATGCTTGTAATGGATGAGATTTGTTTTCAAGATTTGTTGCTGTTACAATCACTTTACTTTTATTCAGCAAGACTGCACCAACTTTCTTTTTTGATGAAGAAGATTTTGCAGTTTCAATTGCCAAATCATAAATTGATTGAGAAAGCATTAACCTACGACTCTCCAACAAACAATAGCATTGCCCTTACTCGTAGAAGAAATATGAGCAAAGGCAGCATAAGAAAGATCCAAATCAGCGTGACTATATGGACCACGATCATTCACTCTTACAATGACTTGTTTAAGATTATCTTGATTTGTTATTCTTATGCGTGTACCCATAGGTAGATAAGGATGAGCTGCAGTCCAACGATAAGCATCAAACCTTTCCCCATTTGCGGTGATTTTTCCATGAAAACCATCTCCTACTCCGTAGTATGTAGCAATACCACAGGTCAAACCAGCAATCAATCCAATCATCGAATTCCTCCCGAATAAGTTTCAGAATCACTTACTTGATTATTTTTAACCTCCCAAATATAACGACTTAGTTGTTGAATAGAAGATGCAATATTACTGTCCAATTGTGAGACTTGATATTGCATTCTAACGACTTGAAGATATAAATTCAGGCACATTCCTAAGTTGATAACAGTGCCCGCAACAAGAGCATACTTGATGAGTTTGTTTCGTTGCTCATTCATCATTTCAGTTCGATTCGATCAAAGATTAGCATACCCAGTTCAAAAAGTAAATCCTCATCCATATCCCCCATTACACTGCGAATACCCTCCACCACGGCAGTTTGCATATATTCGACAAATCCTTCATCTTCATAAATGTAATCAATGACTGCTGGTTTGAGAGCATCAGAGATCTTTGTAACAGAAGTAGTAGAAAGTTTCATGAATCAGTTGTCAGAGTAGAGTTTCCAGCCATCAGGATGAATTCCCAGTTCTTCACAACGAACCTCATAAGCAATCCGTTGCAGAAGGCGAAGATCCATACCGCTCACCTCTTTGAAAATGGATCTGCGGATCTGAGCGTCGTGTGTGGTGTCTGTGACCATTGCGGTTCCCTTGATTACCTTCTTATTATAAAGGCAACACCGCCTCACTGCGAGTGCGCTGTGCCAGTTTGGAAGATGGCACATTCAGTTGTTCCATTATGATTTGTTTTGGTAGAAAGTTCCAGCAATAGTAGCTACTACTGAACGTAATCTTGTCGTTTGGGCGTCCATCAGGACTATGAAACTTCATCCTCTTATCAAACATCAAGAGTTGCAGATCTTTATCCTTAAACAACTGCTTTGGAGCACTGTCATTCAACCAAGTGTTCGTCATAATGAGAGCAAATGGTTTATTGAATGATAGTGCTCGCTCAAAGAACTTACGTTTATTTGTAAATGGTGGATTAGATACAATTACATCCCAATCAGATGGTTCATAGGTAAGAAAGTCCTGCCCATACTTGATATGAGTGAATACAACTTCATTCTGCTTTGAAATCTGCTTGACAAATTCACTATCGATGGTATCAAATGGACACCAGACTTTTGCATCTTTGGGGATATATTTAAGAATGGGTGCTACACCGTAGGCAGGAGTATACGCTTCATCACCACCACCAGATGTAAACATCAGTTTTCCACTATCAATCGTCATACAATACGAGTCCCAAATTGTTGGATTTCTTTCTTAGTTAGATTACCAGAGAGACGGGGATCTTTGTGCTTACCGTTAATCTTACGCTCCCAATCTTTCTTAAGTTTAGGAAGAAGAATCATCAGCACATCATTACCAGTCAGTTTCCAAACTTCTACGACTTTTCCACCATTATATCGGGCAATATAGTGATTAGAATACTTACCAAGTTTTTCCTCAATGAGATAACGTTCCTGCTCTTCCCAGGTATCTTGAACACTGATACCATTATACGTCCCATTGATAGAATTTGCAATGGTGGATTTATACTCACATTCGCCATCATCATCAATAGCATCAGCACCAGAATAAGTTTCTGCTACTTTATGTCCAAGAATACCAGCAAGATGTATCTCACGGGAGCGAGCATAACTGAAAGGATCTCCCCAACCTTGCCCCTCACAAAGTTGATACATTTCCTCAAACAGTTGTTGAAACTTTTGTTCTGGTGTCATTGGATCAATTGCTTGGATTTGTATTATACTGCCCACATCAGGCGGTTTGGGAAGAACTGTACCACTTGTTGATCCGTCCACCCATTCTTCTCAAACAAATACTCTAAGTATAGAGTTTCTTCTTGCTCTCGTGCCTCTATTTCATGTGGTTGATGCCAATAGTCGTACTTTTCAACAGGTTCTTTAGAGTAACACAATTTTCCGTATCGGAACCGCAGAGAACCGACTACCCACTGTCGCAGGTGGGTCAATTCATGCAAAAGAGTTTTTATATACAACTCCTTCTCCATATAAGTTTGAAGTTCAATCAGAAACTCACGAGGACGATAAGATTCGCCCACATAGTCACAATAACCATAAACCTGCTCACGTTTCAGACCACGATGAAGTATTTCTACTTCAATCTTATGGCGTGGAAGGAATCGATTCAAAAACCAAGTGGTAACATCCTCACAGAGTAGTTTAGAATAACCATATCCAGAAGTTTGAATGTAAGACATTGCCCCCAGTGCATAAACAAAATGAATGAAGAGATGAAGATTAGTTTGTTAGTTGTCGTCATCCTTTTTGGTAAATTGCATTAATGCATAGTTAATGAAACTAGCGCCAATGGCAGCAATGAACCACCAGAAGAAAATAGAAGAAATCATCTTGCGTAAAGATAATTTCCTGCCCAATCGGCGTTCTCAAACAACCATTCACGCTGCTCAATGATGCGGAGATCATAGCGAACACCTTTGGCGGGTGCTTTCCAAGATGCAGACTTGTAAACCTCACCAGTTTTCTTATCAATGAAGCAGTGAACAGAGCGACCACCAGCAGAATCAATCATAATGACCTTGTGATACTTGTTGCCAGACTCGAAGATGTAGTCATAACCATCAGGAGCAGCATCACGCAGAGCATCACAGAACATCCAAGTCCACTTAACAACATTCAGTTGAATAGTGTTCTGGGCATCACGTTGGGCACAGAAGGCGCTGAACTCTTTGTTGAGGGTAGGCATCGGTTGGTTGCGTATGTGCTTATTATAGGGGCACCTAGGCACCCCTGAAAGGGTCAGTATGCCAGTTCGTGATCTGGCACCCAGAAGTCATCATCATACAGGTATCCCATCCAATCTGCTGGTTCAGAACCATAGATTTCAATTTCCCGCAGTTCTTCAATCAGTTCGGACAGATCCATAAGAAACCCTCAATTACCTCTTCATTATAGCAAAAAACCCGCTTTTTGAGGCGGGTCTTGTGCCAGTTTTCTAACTGTCCTTAATCATCATAAACTCTACACTCAAGTGCATCAGGATTAGCATCGCAATATAATTCAAGTGGTGTAGGATCGTGAGTATCTTCTGGATGATTTGCTTTATATGTCTTTAGTGCTTCTAATTCTTCTTCTGTATGTCTCCTAGATTGTGGAGAAATGGTAGGGTCACTCAGAAGATCCTCATCCTTCCGTATGTGTTGATTAATGTTGTCCATCGTTTTGTATCGTGTTGATAATATTTATTTTATCGTGGTGTGCAATCGCCTTTACCTTCCAAAGTTCTTACCATCAATTCGGCAAACTTTTCCATTTTTTCTGGAGAAACTGATTGTGGACGATAAGTAATTGCATCTTTCAATGCCACCAACTCATTCCATTCATCTGTTGAAAGCACTTTGGTGCCAGTTTTTGCGAGAGTCATAAGTTTCTTGCGATGTGTCCTAATGTTAGCATTTCATCATATTAATATCTAGAAACTTAATGATTTCTTCGGGATTGCTTTACACTACTTAATGAATTTATCAAGAGCATCAAGGTCATCTTTCAACTCTTGCTCTCTTTTTTGATCGTGATAATAAGACCAGAGGGCATTGTGAACTTCCATAAGGTTGTCAATCCAGAAACCCGAAGGATAGATTCCTAGAGCATCCATAAGACCCCGATGAGAGGTGCCTTCTGATTCTGCCTTACACATAATATGACAGATTGCCTGAACCATATCAAGTTTGTCCTCTTCGGAAAGCATAAAATACTTTCCTACTGCTCGTTGCTTTGCTTCTTCAGTTTCTTTTTGAAGTTGTTTGCAAGCATCAGAATCCCACCACTCTTGGAGAGATTTTCCAAATTCATTAGGTTGCTTTTCAGTCATCACTCTCCAAACATAGTACCAAAGAATCCAGAATCTCCTGGTTTACGATTTTCCAATTTATCCAAAAGACTATCAGTGCTCTGTAGCGTTTCAATACGTGAAATCATATCAGCAATTACACTACAAACCATTGGACGTTCTTGACGTGCAGCATAAGCGAGAGCATTCCGCAAACTTGCTTCCGCTTCTTTCAGACTAGTTTCAACAGATTCACTTAATGCCATTTAATCGATCCTCACATTTAGTATAAAAAATCCCGTTTACATAACAGGACTTTCCAGGTTCATAATACTTTATCACAGGTGGTTTGGGTGTGTCAACAACACAAACCACACCTGTACCATATATTAGTCCATTCAGACAAGCATTGATGATATTAACCATTAACACTCATCAATTCCAATAGTTTCCCTAATCCAAAATCCATCATCAGTCATAGTCCATCCATCTGCAATCATTTCATCATAGGTTTTTGTTTTTGCTAATTTATTACCTTCAACCCAAGATGGCGAATTATTAACTTTTTTAAGGAAATAAGAACCATTTCCTTGATCTACCCACTCAATAGTATCACCTTCTTTTAGATTTGCTGCTTCCATCAAATCATCGGGAAAAAATACAAAATATTCACCACTTGCACCATCCGCTTCAACAGGAAGTTGCCACTTTACAACTTTATCCCTTTTAGCATCAAGTTGTGCCCGCTTATCATAATACTCTGCTTCACGCAGATTATATTCACGACACTTTTGTTTTTCTTGATCTGATGCTGCTTTGTCGCACATCGCATTCAGTTCTTCTTCAGAATACCGAAGTGCTTCCATATCACTATGTCCCCAAGGAGGCATAACATCCTCTACTTTTTTAGTGTGTTTGGAATGTTCTTCAGGATAATAATTTTCTTCCCAGAAATCATTCCACGCTTTTTGACACTTGGAAGACTTATCATCTTTATCGCATACAAAATTTTCTTTTTTCTCAACATACTCATCGTATGCTGGAATATGTCCTTTTCCATTGCCATTCAGCAGTGCAAGAAGTTCATAACAGCGAGAAGTCTGATTTTTATAACAATAATAGTTGTCTTCAACTACTTTACGAATACAATCATAAATTTCTTGTGGAGATGCTTCTGCGGAGTTTAGAGCATCTTCAACCCATTTTTCAAGATTTTCAAGAGAATACTTCTTGTAATTAAAGTCCATTGAGATGATCCTCGATTGCTTGGTCCATAATAACCTGAACTTCCTTTGATGTCAACCCATTCAACCATTTCCAATTTGGGTCTTGTGGGTCCCAATCCATTGTAAAAGACCCATCTTCATTTTGTGTTATCTTCAGAGAATCATTCTCTGGGTTTAGGTTTGGAGCATTCATTACAGTAATAACTAAATCCGTCTCTAAAATACTTTACTTTTTGAAAATTATCTTCACTAAGTGGTTTTATTGTACCACACTTATCACAAATCCTTGTCTTTTTTGATGGACTTTCGGATTCGTTTGAGTTCTTTAAGTTCAGTCTTAATATTTTTGTAAGCAGTGTCAGCATCTAATTTTCCTCCCATTTCAAGGGCAATGATAATATCTACTCTAGTACCAAAATGTGCAAGTGCTTTTTCAAAATTATCTAGGTCATACATCGTAATCAATCCTACAACGTTCTGCAAGAATATCTATGCGAGCATCTAAAGAGTTCTCCATCTCATACAAAGCATTAGACAAACCTACATTTTCTTCTTCCAATACTTTGATACGATCTTCAAGTTCTTGCAACTTTTGGTGAATTATATCATTGGGAAGAGGTTCAGGAAATCCCCACTTCTTTTGAAACCAGTTTGGGTCGCTCATAATCCAACAGACCTCAGATAATTTTGATATGCCATAAATCGTTGAAGAGATGGAGTGACTCCAAGACTTTCACAACACCTTATGTAAGATATAAATTCGTACCAGGGCGCTGTTGAGTCTGTGTCACTCACAATTTACCCCCCACTGTGCCTTCATAATTTTTGGATTCAGGGAAACCCTCTTGTTTCCATTTAAGATAAGCACGGGTTGCTGATATACACTGCTCTTCAGTGAGAGATGTGACCAACCCATTTCCTTCAAGATCCTTTGAGTCCCAGAGTCCATATCGTTTTTGCTCCACATAAAAGCAGTCGTCAATTAGTTTCTTTTCGCTCATTTACTTGCTTTACAGTTTCGTGAAGTTGTTTCAGTGCCTCAATGGTTTCAGGAGTTTCTTCAAAACTCCAGGAGTTGTTGTTTTTATCTACAAATGTGCGCTCAGTCATACTTATAACTCAGTTGAATGTCTTTCTTTTTAAGATTGTATCGGTCAATGTGCTTTTTACGATGTTCTTCACTCTGAAAATAGCACTTACGGGTTTCTTTTCCGTCTGTATGAATCAATTTATAAGGGAATTGGTCAAATGGAAATTCTTCTTCCCTATTTTGAGAAACCGTTGGTTCACTTTTCTTTGGTCGTCCCATAATCAGGTTGGTTGCTCTACTCGTTGAGTATACACGGTATCAAACAGTTCGTCAAGTATCTCATTACATTCTTGATACTCTAGACTATTCAGCACGGTTTTTTCAATCTGATGCCGTCGCACAGCAGTATAGATGAGTTTGTATTGTTCTTGTGTAAAATTCATTAATCGTAAAGATTTTGTTCGTGTTGTAGTTTATCTAGGTAATAATAAATGGTCCGTTCGGAATATTCAAACTCATTGAATCTTTGTGGATTTTTACTTTCCATTTTGGTAAGCATATTAATCCAATCATAATGATGATTAATCACCATTCCATAATGTTCATCATTCATTTTACTTTAAATGCTTTGGTTTTTCACTGTCAAACTGATAAAACTTAACGTCTTTCATATCAAGACACATACGAATTGTAGTATGTTCTCTTTGTTCTCTTGGTGTTCCACGATACAAATATCTGCGTTGGTATGCACAACACCAAATGTTATAAAAGATTTTAGATTTTTCATTCATTCTTCCCAAGGACATTTTTTGTTCATAATCTCTTTGAATCTTTCTACTGCTTTTGGGTCTGGGGGTTTATTGATTGCCTCCACTAAAGCATCATATGCCTCTTTAGAAACATACATCTTTTGTGGTTTTATACCAAGATGCTTGAGGCATTTTCTTTCGTATCGCCAATCTTTGTACTTATACCATAAGGACAATAAAAGATTTCTCATTTCTTCGTCCAAGAATACTCATACATCTGCATATAACCATCGTTTAATTCTGACCACATTGCATAAGGAAGTTTATAAGAATACTTCTTATCTCTCATCCAATAAGTCCACGCTTCCCAAGCATTTGCTATACCTTGAAATCCCCAGATAAAGTGTCTCCACTTCTCATTATCATACACCCAATCGTTGTTAGTATCAAATGGGTTCCACCTGAATTGAGGTTCAAAATCACCATCATAGCAGTAACGATTATACTGCTTACGAGTCCAGTTCTTGTATCGTTGAAGAAGATTCATAAGATGGTTGAATTCATAAGAGTATTATAGCAGGTTTTTGAGGGTTCTGGTGGGGTCTTGTGCCAGTTTGAAAAGTGGTTAGATTCCGAACCTACTGCGATTTGCGTTGAAGTTTTGTTGGATTTCTGCTGCTGTGAGTGCTCTGTCATAAACAACTACAGAAGAAGCATTTGCATTTAAATAATTTGTTAAATGCCTCAGTCCTCCAAAATTATTTGTAGAACTTTTTACTGAATAAGAACCAGTAAATCCATCAGTGCATTCTAATACACCATTTACATATAATTTAACTTGATTAGCAGGAGCATCTCTAACACCAATTATATAATACCAATTATTTAATGATAATGATTTAGAAGTTCCAAGTAATTGTTGCCCATCACCACCACTTCCTCTAATATAAATGAAAGTATTTGTTCCAGAATTATTAAAAGCAATAGCAAAAAATGGGGTTGTGATATTTTCAGTATAATTTCCAAATAAAAAGAAATTTGAAGTTGTTGAGGCATTTACTTTTACAAACCCACCCCAAGTGAAAGAAGTATTTGCATCACCAATAGAACTTAAAGAAGTAGAAAACCAATCATTAGACCCATCAAAAGCAATACTCCCACCATTCGTACTACTATAAGTCGGTCCATTTGTAAGAGTTCCAGTATTACTATTACCACTCAAATCAGTCCAAGTGGTTCCAGAACCAGGATAAGAAAGACTATCTGCAGCATCTAGACATAATACTAATCCATCTGTAATTACTCCAGGACCGTGCGAAAGTGCCATTAGATTCCAAACCTCCCTCTTGATGCATTAAAGTTTTGTTGGACTTCTGCTGCGGTGAGTGCTCTGTTGTAGATTTTTCCAGAAGCAATCCTGCCAGTATATTCATAACCGCTGCCATTATAACTACCCAAAGTTACTGGATAAGTTTGTTGAACTGTTATAGAACCAGTAATTGATGTTATTGTTCTATCTAAAGACCCGTTAATATAAAAGACTATAGAACTTGAATCAGAATCCCTGACAACAGCATAATGAGTCCAAGTATTTAATGGAACAGTCGAATTGCTGGTATGATATCCAGGAGAGTTTAATCCATAATAATATGCTCTAATTTTTCCACTATAATCTAATTCAGAATAGTATGAAGCAACTTTTGTTATAAGCATTCCACCATAACCACCCGTAGTTTTGTATGCTGTAGGATATATAAATCCCTCTATTGTTATGGAAGCAGAAATATCTAATGTGGAACTAAACCCAAGTTCTACTCTATCATTAGTCCCATCAAAAACCAAAGCACCTAAATTATCAGCACTTTCTATTACACCATTTACAAGTTCTCCATTATTTCCTCTTCCACTTAAATCTGCCCAACCACCACCTGTTGCTACTGTGGTTCCTCTGGTAGTCGGGGTAAACCTAACAGAATTTGATGTATTATGTACCATCATTTCGGTTACTAAAAATTTAATATCAGCAGAAAGTATTCCTATTCCAACACACTGACCAAAAGGATAAGATCCAGAAACATCAGTATCAAGTAAATACCACTCATCCCTAATATTTACGTCTTTTGGGACAAGATACTCATTAAATGTAGTATATGTACCTCCACCTGTTCCACCACCATTATGAACTCCTAGATTTGCAATCGTTCCTTTTATCATTCTTACTTTTGCCGTTAATCTTCTAGTATTCCCATAGGTTGCATTCCAAGATGAAGAAATGCAGTCTCTAAAACTCTCATACCCACCCGGTATTGTTCCGGCAGAAACTGTAACTTCAAAAATGGTATTTCCATTCCAAGTACCATAACTATGAGAAGTTGTGTAAGTTCCTGTGGCAGTACCTCCCATAGGCATATGCCAAATAGAGGAGTTAGCACTACCTCCATTGGAAATATAATACATATTGTCTATAGACTGACCTCTAAAACTTTTTGAATTGGCACCGTCAAGTGCTAATACAAGACCTGATTCGCTTACATCCGGACCACCATAAACACCCACTTTACTCTTCTCCCATTGGCATTGGTGCTGACCACTCTGGACCATTCAGGATTTCTAAAATCTCTTCATAAGAATAAATCCCTTCAAGTGTTGTAAGTTCTTCAATGAAACTTGGTTGAGGACTTGGTGTTATAGTTTCAATCTCATTGGTTTCTGTATTTGTGATTTCATAAGGTTCTAAACTTTCTGGAGAATCCCATTTCACAAAAGTCTTCGT